GAAGACAATGAGAAAAAACAAAAAATAAAAGACCAAGAAATTGCAAACGCTCAAGAAATTTTAGATGCAGAGGAAGCTTTGCAAGAAAAAGAACGACAATTTGCAGATAAATCGTTAGACAATTTGGCAAGAATAGCGGGTGAAGAAACTAAGTTGGGTAAGGCTGCGTTAGTCGCAAAACAATTAATAGCTGCTAAAGCATTCTTAATAGACATAGGAGCGTTAAAAAATAAAGCTACAATCGTTCAAGCCGAATCAAATTTGACCGCTGCTAAGGGTGGCGAATCAATCGCGGCAGGTTTTGCTGAAACTTTAAAACTAGGATTACCAAAAGCGATACCCGGATTAATAGCGTATGCAATAACGGCTGCCGGAATCATTGGAGCAATAATGAGTGCGGTAAGGTCTACTAAAAAAGTAGCTGCTAGTGTTGGAGGAACAGGTGGAGGTGGTACACCGTCGGTTGAGAAACCAACTGCCGTAGCTCCGGCGTTTAATATAGTAGGTCAATCGGATACTAGCCAATTAACAGAAACCATTACCGGTCAATCACAAGAACCAATACAAGCGTTTGTCGTTTCTAATGACGTTACAACGGCACAAAGTTTAGATAGAAATATCGTACAAGGTGCGACAATATAAAAACAAATAAAATTAATTAATCGTTATACAGATATGAAAATAGTAGAATTGATAATAGACGAACAAGATATGTTTTCTGGAATAGAAGCAATAAGTCTTGTAGACAATCCGGCAATCGAAGAGAATTTTGTTGCCCTTAATAAACAAAAAGAATATAAGTTTAAATCGATAAACGATGACAAACGTATTCTAATGGGTGCGTTATTAGTGCCAAATAAAACAATTTACCGTAAAGACGGAGATGAAGAATATTATATTTACTTTTCAAAAAAGACGATAAAAAAAGCAAGTGAGATGTATCTAATGAACGGAAAACAAAACAACTCGACGTTAGAACATAATTTAAAGCTTAGCGGTTTGAGTCTTGTAGAATCTTGGATAGTCGAAGACAAAGAAAAAGATAAGTCTGCTTTATATGATTTAGACGTCCCGGTTGGAAGTTGGGTAGGAGCGGTCAAAGTTAATAATGACAAAGTTTGGAATGACTTTGTAAAAACAGGAATGGTAAGTGGATTTTCAATTGAAGGATATTTTGCTGATAAAACCGAAAGACCAAAAGAACAAATAGAAGAGAATTTAAGTAGTGAAATAAAAGCAGGGTTAAAATTATTAGAAATTAAAAAAATGCTTTTAACGAATGAAAAATAACGCAAGAGTAAACAACACTTACAATAAAAGACGACGTATAAACCCGACGCCTCAAACCCCCGCAAATTCTAGTCCCGGTAACAGTACCCGAGCGTGTCTATGTAAAGACGCTAGTACATACTCAAAAGAGTGTTGCGACGGTAGTTTATGGGCTCAAGGCATTGGCGTAATTCAAAAGATTACTTAAAAATGCAAAATATTTTATAGCATCGTTATACGGTCATATGAATATTGCCAATACGGTTTTTAAAAAATTATTCTCAAATAACGTCAACTTAGATTTGATCGTTAATAAAATAATGAAAACGGTAAATTTGGAAGACTATCCGTGGGACGAATGCGTAGCGGAGCAAACAAAAGAATATGGTAAAGAGGGTGCGGAAAAAGTTTGCGGTTATATAAAAAGTAAGTATGGATAAAAAAATAATAAAGAAAATTCTTAACCTACCATATAATACCAAATTACATATGAATACAAAAATTTCCAATATTTTAAAGAAATACCAAACAAAACTTAGCGTTGTTTCAGATGCTGAAAACTTTTACAGTCAATTGGATGAGTCTATGAATGAATTTCGTAGCATTAAAGATAGACGAGAAGAGGTTGAAAATATGTTATCAGACTTAATAACTGATTATGATTTTTTATTGGAAGAGATGGAACCTCTAACCAGTAAATTACAAGATTTGCTAACTGAATTAGAAGAGAAAGCAGAAGAGTTAGGAGCTTCGGGAAGTGAGTTTTTTCCTTATTATAGTGATTCAATCGAGTTAATAAGCGAGTGGGTTGACGAAAACGCATCTCCAAACTATTTTAAATACAACGATATAGACAGATAACAATATGGATTCTAAAATATTTGCAATATTAAAAAAACAACCTAAACTAACAAAGTTAAGTGCAAAAAGCGATTTAGAAATTGCAATTGATGACGCTCAAAGTTATTACTCTTCAAGCGATATTGAAAAATTGGATAATTTAGATAATAATTTAGGAGACTTTCAAGATTTGAAAAATTCTCTTGCATTTAAAGCAAACGAAATATACGATACTGTTTCAGATTGGGAAACAATTTCCGACCAACTAACGGATTCATTACAATTTTTAAAATCGGCATTAGACCAATACGCAATACTTTCGGAAGACTTAGGCTTTGACCCAAATCAAGAATCGGTTTTTGTAGAGGGTGAAGATTATATACAAGAAATTGAGAGTTTATTGTCAAGGTTTGAAACAGAATACAATAACGTTCCTATGGACGACATAAATAGGTTCGCAGAATAAAAAATAAGTAAAATCAATTAATAATTAAATATGAAAGCAAGTGAAATGTTATCGAAAATTAATACTTTATTAAGTATAAAGGTTAATTTGGCTCAACTTGTCTTAGACAACGGTACGATTATAGAAGCCGAAAGCTTTGCAAGTGGGGAAAGTGTTTTTATCGTTACAGACGATGAAAGAGTAGCTTTACCAATCGGAGATTATATGATTGACGACGGCAGAAAATTAGTAGTTTCTGAAGAGGGCGTTGTCGAAAGTGTAGGCGAGATGGAAGAAGTAGTGGAAGAAGATGTAGAAATGGAAGAAGAAGTTATTGTAGAGGTGCCGGATGCAGCGGCAAAAGAAGTTGCAGAAGTTATCGAAGCAGTAGTCGAAGTTGTATCTCCATTAATAGAAGAGATCAAAAAAGACATTGAGGAAATGAAGAAAAAATTAGAGACTATTCCGGAAGCAGAAGAAGAGGGATACAAAGACGGAATCGCAGACGAAAAGGAAGACGCAAGAGAGGATTTGAGCAAGACACCCGCTCGTAAACCTATTAAGCATAGTCCTGAACGTAAAGACAATCAAAAGAAAAATTTGTATTCTCAAAACAAAAAAGTTGTTACAACTTTAGATAGAGTTTTAAATAAATTAAATAACAAAAAAAGATAAAAAATGAGCACATTTAACTATACGTCAAACGACGTCAATTATAATCAAGTAGGTCAATCTTACTATACTGCAACTGGAGACATTTCAGAGGGTGATATAGGGAATGACCATAACGTAGCAGTAGACGGTTTAACAATCGGTTTACCGTTAATTACTTCCGGTAATTTAGGAATGACAGTATTCTTTAGAAATTCTGGAGCAGATGGAAATAACATTGTATCAATATCTCCAAAAAATTCCAACAAAATAGTTGGAGGAATGACACAAGCTGCGGCAGTTTTTCACGCATCAGGTGCATTAGGCAAAGATTTACAAAACACAAAGGCAACGTCTAAAAAAGGAGATTGGGTTGCATTAAGAGCAGTAAGTTTAACAGAGTATTATATAATTGGAGGTCAAGGAATCTGGGCGTCTGAATCATAATAATTAATAAATAATAATAATAAAATGAAAAGAAATATTAAATTAGCAACTAATACTAACATTACAACTACTTACGCAGGTGAGTTTGCAGGTGAGTATATAGCGGCTGCACTTTTATCAAGTTCAACTATCGACGATGGAGGACTTACAGTAAAACCGAATATCGCATTTAAAGAAGTAATCAAACGTTTAGATACGGGAGCATTAGTCGCTGACGCAACTTGTGATTTCGACCCAACGTCTTCTATTACATTAACTGAGCGAATTATCGAACCATCTGAATTACAAGTAAATCTTGCTATGTGTAAGAAAGACTTTAGAAACGATTGGGAAGCAGTAGCAATGGGTTACTCAGCTTTTGATAATTTACCTCCAAAGTTTTCTGACTTTATGATTGCTCACGCCGCTGCACAAGTAGCACAAAAAACGGAGCAAACAATTTGGACGGGGAATGCGGCTAACGCAGGTGAATACGATGGATTTATTCCTTTAATTACGGCAGATGCAGCCGTTCCTGCAGCTCAAAAAGTAGGAGCAGGAGCAGCAGTTACACCGGCTAACGTAATTGATAAAATGGGATTAATCGTAGATGTTATTCCAAGTGCTTTATACGGTAAAGAAGACTTATACTTATATGTTTCACAAAACGTTGCTAGAGCTTATGTACGAGCTTTAGGTGGTTTTGCGGCAAATGGTTTAGGAGCAGCGGGTACTAACAGTTTAGGAACTCAATGGTGGAACAACGGGTCACTAAGTTTCGACGGAGTGAAGATTTTTGTTTGTCCGGGTATGGGAGACAACACTATGGTAGCGGCTGAAAGAGGAAACTTATACTTTGGTACAGGTTTGTTATCAGACAGAAACGAAGTGAAGTTACTTGATATGGCTGACATTGACGGAAGTCAAAATGTAAGATTAGTAATGAGATTTACTGCTGCAGTTCAATACGGAATTTCAGAAGATATTTGTCTTTACTCATAATTAACGCAAAAGGGGAGTTTGGGATATACCCGGATTCCCTTTTTTTTAAAAAATAAATAATATGGCTTGTAGTATTTTAGCAATAGGTAGAGACCTACCTTGCATTAAAGGAGTTGGCGGAATAAAAGCTATCATTCTTTGTGATTATGGAACACTAGGTACGTTATCCGTGACGGGAGCAGAAGTAACAGATATTTCTACTACACCGGCAGGTTATCAATACTTAGTAAAACCAGGCTCATCAGGAATGGAAGAGACGGTAACTGCTAGTGCAGAAAATGGGACGATTTTTTACGTCCAAAATATAAACATCCAATTACAAAAATTGGATAAATTAACCCAAGGAGAACTTCAAGACGTAATGGCGGGAAACCCTCACGTAGTTATTGAAGACTTTAATGGAAATTATTTCTTAGCAGGAGCATACAATGGATGTGATACAACTGCGGGAACGATTGTAACAGGAACGGCATTAGGAGACTTCACAGGCTTTACTGTAACGTTTACCGGAAACGAAAAATTACCGGCATTCTTTATGAGTAGTGCTGCAGTTGCAAAAATAGCAGTAGCCTCGAGTCCAATACAACCGTAAAAACTTAGGGTGAGAATCGGGTGTACTTTGTACGCCCTTTTTTTTTATGCAAAATTTAAAATTTTAGCGTTATAAAGTTGAATTATGCTAGTATTAAAAACACAAACTACTGAACAAACTTTTAAAGTAATACCCAGAGAATTTGTTACAGATGCAACAATTTGTATTCGAGATGACAGTACTAACACAGAAGTTTGCGTTTTAACTACCGGTAGCGAGTGGCAAACGTATAATTTAAATTGGGAATTGGCTACAAACGATTGGGAAGATGCAGTTGGATTATTAGTAGTAAATAATTACGTACAAGTTACAATGAATCTTAATCTAGTTGAAGGCAGATTCTATGATCTAAAAATTAGTGATGCGTCCGGAGTGATTTACAGAGATAAAGTCTTTTGTACCGACCAAAATATTGACCAAATAGCAAATAGTTATTATGATATTAATAGCGGAAATTATATTATATTAGAGACTAACAATAATGACTATGTCATTTTTAATAATTAATTATGGATAGAAAAGTAGAACAAATACTAAAAAAAGTATCAGTTAAATTGTCGCTTGTAGATGATTTAG